CCAAGATACCTTGATGCCGACGCAATCAAGGCTTTTGAAAAAGCATCATTATGTTGAACTTGTGTCGTTGGTTTTTGTCGTTCCATCTTTAAAGATTATGTTTTCTCTTTTTATTTATGTTTCATTGAGATTGACTTCACGAATATCTTTTACCCAAGCACGAAACATTTTTCCCGATTCGGTTACGGCTATTACATAATTAACACCAGGACGAATAATTTTTCCTTTCTCCCCAGTATTAACATTCATTATGACATCATTTTTCTGAAAAATTTCTTTTTGAATATAACACTCTTGTGTTACTTCTTGTCTTAATTGCTTGAAACTTTTCATTTTGGGGTTAAGTTAAAAGGAAGATCAGGGATTTGAACCCTGGAACGCTACTAACGTTAATAGTTTTCAAGACTATCGCCATCAACCACTCGGCCAATCTTCCGTAATGGTTCAAGTGTGATATACCTCAAAAATATAACAGGGACTTGAACTCTATTATTTCTATTTAGAGATCGTCTTCTGCTCTATGCTCAGAATAGTAGATGTCAAATACTCCACCGGGATAACGCTTCTCAAGCTTTCTTACATTACGTTCAATGACTTCATTAAACGAAACTCCAAGAGCCTGTGTTGCTTGAGCAACATACCACATAATATCACCAAGTTCAATAATCATATGCTCTCGGTTATCTTCGTTGAATGGTTTCCCTTGAAAAACCATCTTCTTAACAATTTCCAGGAACTCACCACCTTCAGCATTAATGCCAACACCAGCAGTAAGCAATCGTTCAATATTGGCACCCTTAGAATCCAGTTCAACAAGACGATCAGCCAGGGAACAAAAATCTTTAGAAGCATCGCTGGTAACAGCATCTACAAATTCTTCGTAACGTTGAAATACAATAGTGTCAGACATAAGTTAAATTACAAATTTAGAAAATTTATCGGAACGGTTTTGTTTGTTGGAAGCTTCTTCCAAATATTCATAAGGTTCTTCTGCCTTGTCGGCAACAAGATCACCTTCAGAATCCTCTACATTATACAGCTTCATCTTGGCTCTGTCAATACCCACAGTGAACTTTCGGTAGTAGGTGGGGTCATTGTATCGGTTCTTAAGTTGTTTAACCATAATCCTACCAGACTGATCAAGTTCTTCTGTAGCAATAAGAGCAAACATAAAGTCTGCAGTCGCAGGAAGTCCCCAAGATTCTGAAGTATCGGTGAGATCAACATCACTATTTCCAAAACCAGAACGAGTAGTTTGAGTTGCTGTAACAAGTGGGATATCATTTTCTACAGCCAAACCCCTAAGTTCTTCAGCAATTGCTTTAATATAGGTATAGGAGTTTACAATATGTCCTTTATATCTGGATGAAGCACATATGTTTAAATAGTCAACAAAGATAATGTTTGGAAGAAAATCTTTCTTGAGTGATAAGTCACTAAGCAATGATTTAAAGTGACCAGCATGAGCAGAAGCAGTTGGATATTCTTTGATGATAAGTTTACCCTGTGTCTTCTGCCCAATCTGCCGAACCCGTGAAGTAAATATTGATTCAGGAATGGCGCTAATATCTTTAATGTTTACATTAAGTAAATTAGCGTCAATACGTTCAGCAATTTTTTCTTCTGCCATCTCAAGAGTAATGTAAAGAACATTCTTCCCCTGAGATAAACAGTTGGCAGCACAGTGGCACATGAACAAAGATTTGCCTACGCCAGTTCCGGCAAGAGCAACGTTAAGAGTTTTGTTTGGAATACCTCCTTTAGTAATTAAATTAAATTTCTCCAAGTCAAAAGGAATTTTCGTTTCATCTCTATGATAATACTCATAGCGTTGCTCGGCATTATCTATGTAATCGTGTCCGATATATTCATCAAACGATACTGCCAGGGCCTCTTGAAGGATGGATGGGATAGCATCTCTTGATAAATTTTTATCTGCCCCTTCAGCAATTTTGATTGACTGGAGTAAGGCGTTGTATATGGCCCTATCTTTACACCACTTTTCTGTGGTGTTGACGAGCCAATCTTTGTCAACCAAATCGGTACTGAATTGATTGATTTTCGTAATACTTTCTTTATAAACATCTTCAGTGAGATCATTTCTACTCTGCAAATTAATTTCCAACACTTCCTTGGTAGGAAGTTTTTCATAATTAACAGAGAACTCCTGAATCTCTTCAAAAATAACTCTCTCATCTATTTCTTGAAAATACTCTGCTTTGAGAAAAGGAAGTACCTTTCGGTAGTACTCTTCATTACAAAGCAGATTTCTCAAGATTGATTGTTCAATCTTCTCCGTCATTACTTACCCCATAAAGAAATTCAATTGCTGATTGTTCCTCAAGTTTTGCCATCACTTCATCAGTGAAATACTGCTCAGGATTTTTAAGAATTTCTTTACCATAAACTTTTTTACCATTGACTTCGTAGCGACCAGCGACATTCTTCCAGATTCCAGCACGTTCTCCCAATTCTAGCATACCATAGTATTTTTCAAGACCACGCTCATCAAAGAACAAGCGAGTCTCAACTTTGGATCCTTCTCTGGTTAGACGGGACTTTTTCGCCTCACACTTAATAATGTTTCCGACGAGATCTGTTCCATCCTTTTCTTTCTTTTTTGATAGATAGATGATAGTAGAGGCAGAGTACTTAAGACCACTACCACCACCCATTTCTTTTTGAGGAACGTAAGAGCCAATAACATCGTAGGTATGATTTGTAACTAACATTGGAATATTTGCTTTGCCGAGTTTAAGTGTTAAAACTCTAAACACTGACTTAGTAAGCTGAGCTTTGGTCATATCACGAACGTTTTTGTCGTCAGTGGCATCTTGTACTTCTTTATTTGTAGAAAGCATTCCCAAAGAGTCAAGCACAAACATTAAAGGTTTACGTTCTTCTTTGGGTTGTTCTATGTACTTATCAATGATACGAATAGCCTGCGTTCTAAACTCTTCAATTGTATCAATAGGAAAGATAACCATACGTTTGGAATCAATTTTCCTACTCTCAATCATTTGCTTATTAAGTGCAGACTCAGTTTCAAAGTAAATAACACCAGCATCAGGATTGCTGTTAAGAAAATTCCGAACAACAGAAAGACAAAAGAAAGTCTTTCCTGTACCTGATTCTCCAGCAATAGCGGTAATTTTATTTGAAGGTATTCCTTTAAATAATGATCCAGAAACCAAAGCATTAAATATGTAGCTTCCAGTATCAACAAAAGATTCTACATCTCCAGCAGCAACTCCATCTGAAACAAAAGCAACATATTCATTTTTAGAATCCTTAATAACTTGTTGTAAAAAATTCATAGTCCTCCTAATTTAAAAAATTCATAAGCGAAACTTTGTGCTCGGTATTCCATCCAATACATTCTACCACATTTTTGAGCGGTTCGTAAAATGACTTCTCGTATTGTTTTTTGTAGTCCACATACTTATCAAGATTAAGCTCTACTGGCAATGTACTAAAAAATGATATTACATTTTCTTGAATGGGGTTTGGCATCTTGAGGTAGAGAAACTTGATCTTCTCTCCTTCTTGGATAAGAGGGTACTTATGAGTAAGATTATTACTTCGTATATAGTGATTGTACAGTAATGCACCTCTGACTTGAATAGGCGTCCTCTCTCCATAAATCTTTGAACGATTTGAATATTTTTGTAGCCCATTACAACCTCGGGGGAAAGCAATATTAAGATAGTTTTGTTTGCAAGTATCTTCTTTTATCTGTTTAATAAAATTAATAAGATCATCGTTATTTTGATTGATAATAATTGTGTATGCTTTATACAACTTATCTCGGAAGTATGCTGGCGTTGAAGATCTAGCAGTTTCCATACCACAGATTTTCATTTTAGGTTCTTTGTAACGAACTCCTTCGCTATCCCATACGTTAAGAACATAGCGTTTCTTGGCAGTCCAAAATCCACGATTGGCAATATTCTCTCGCTTCATTACCATTTTTTGATCATAAGCATTTACATAGTCAGCCAATTCTTGGTAAGAACTTTCAATATACTTTTCAAGTTCCACCGAACAGATCTTATCAAGGAACGAAACAATGCTTTCATTAGTTTTCTCTCTTCCTTTGAATATAGTTTCAACCAAAGGACCCAAATTAAGATACATAGAATCAGTATCACATGCAATAACATAATCAACATTATCAGTTTTCAAAATTTTATTTAGATACTGATTCATTTTTGTTTCTATCCAACGAATAGAAAGCTGTCCCGAAAGAGTAATCGCTTCAGCAATTTCAAGTTTGTAGTAACGAAAGTGCTCATTACCAATAGCACCATAGGCAGAGTTAAGTTGAATCTTACGAGCCATCTGAATGTTATTGCACCGAGAAATCTCTTTCTTTAATTCCACCGTTGGATTGTTTTCATACTGTTGCTTGGCAGCCAGCATTTTTTTCTTGTAAATAGTACGTTCTTCATAGATTTTTTGCATGAGCTTTGGTAGGAATCCTTGACGTTCAGTTGTATAAAGAGTGCCATTAGCACAGAGAGTTTTTCCTGACAAGTCACTTAAATCTATCTCCCGATTTAGTAATCTATCTACGTTGGCATAGGGGTGTCTTTCTGGCAGAAGAGTTTCTGGAGAAAGATTATATTGCATAATCAAATGAGGGTATAGAGAGTTCAAGTCAAAGCTGACAATCCAATCATACATTCCCGCAACAGGTTCTTTTACAAAAGCACCGGCATACTTATTATCTTTACTACTTTCTTTTTTGGGAGGAATAGTAATTTTTTGTTTTGCCAAGTAAACATAAATGATGTTATCCCACATCCGAACTTGAGAATATACATCCTCAAAATTTACTTTGGCATCGTATGCCATAGTAAAAGCAAGATCAAGTAGTTTCATCTTGTCGTCTAATTGATCAACAAGGCGAACGTCAATGATATTATACTTAACAAATTTATCCCAGTCCTTAGTGTAAAACTCTTTGAAAGTATCAAACTCGGAGTGATCAAGTTTTTTAGTATCAAGTTCTACAGAAGCAATATGATCTAAGCGATATGATTCTTGATTAGTATAAGTAAATTTTTTATAAAGTTCAAGATAATCTAATGTGGCTATGCCCATAAGATCATAAGCAAAGTTCTTACGACCTTTAATAAAAATCTCACGAGACATAGTATTCTTCCATGGAGAAAGAAGACGAGCTTCGGTTTCTCCAATCATACGCTCAAT